ATATCCAACTACGAGCCGCATGTTGGAGGAACGTGAGCAGATATCCGTTGGTCTGGCATTGCATACGCACAGGACCAATTACAACAAGGTTTCGTAGTTTTTGATCAGCTCTGCAAGCTGCTACAACGGCTTGTCGGTTTTGGAGGCCAGATGTGCTCCAATGTGGTCCAGTGGTGCTGTGGTCTTGATGGTGGCTGGTCAGAATTTCTACGTTTGGATGGTCTTTTTGGATTGCTGAATGGGGATATTTCGTCATACATCCGGCTCTGCAAGCACATCCACAGTCTCATTAGAAATAGTGATTCAGTGGCCTGGTTTGATGGCCGATTCCCTGTTGATACTTATATGTATTTGCAACTTCTGACGGGCCGTTTCAGGTTTGGGCACCTGGATTTTTCGGAGGAATTAGCTTCACGTGCACAGCCTGCAACGCCAATCAATGATCATGCCTATGGATGCGAGGCCGGCACTTTCGAGAATTTGGTTGGAAATGTTGCGGACTATATCGCGACACTCTATGCTGATGGCTGCATGGCACAGGCTGATAAGAGTTTAGAGGATTTTTGTGCTGATTTCCTGTCTTGGTCCACATCTGGGAGTGCACCATCTAAAGGCTTGCACGTGGCTGATCAAGCCGGCAACTCATATGCTACGAGCGGGGGTTCAAAGGTTGCTCAACTTAACACTATGGGAGTCCAGGGAATACTTGATTGTTTCGGAGACAGGCCTCAGTGTGTGGGACAACCAACCCACAAGTACGAAGCTGGTAAGCTGCGCATGCTGCTACCTGGCCCACTTAAGCACTGGATCATGGAATCTATAGCCTTGTGGGGGGGTGAAGGACATGTGCTGCGTAGCATTGACAACATCACTATGGAGCAGAATAGTTTTGTTGAGTTCTCGCAAATGACTGTGCGCATGACTAGCAGCATGTGTGGCCTCGTGCGAGCCTGTAGCGACTACGCGGATTACAACATCCTGCACACTTTTAAGAGGATGCAGATGTTGTGGTATAAGCAGGCGAGGGCAATTGCTGGGAAGCTATCTCTACCTGCCTGCACTGAGATAACCAGTGCACGCACAATGACTGACTTCATGCAGATAGCGTGTCGTTGGTGTGCTAATGCGCTCAACCGTGTAAGCGCAAAACTTCCAGATGGGCAGCTTGTTGAGCTCGTGCGCGGATTGTGGTCTGGGTGGCGGAGCACTATGTACATCAATGTTACTTACAATTTTGCCTACACTACAGCCCAACGACTAATGTTTATTAGGAGGTATGGCATTGATCCATTGAGCCGATACAATGTGCTGGGTGACGATATGGAAGGCGATTCACCATCCTTATGGACAGCTCTTAAATTCGTAAGTCTGGTAGATGAGCTAGGGCTGGACGCACAGGCTGATAAGCAGATGGTAAGCCTAAGGCGTGCTGAGTACCTGCGACTGATGTACCGCGAGGGGCCAACTGTGTGTGGCAGCTACTGTCGCGCCATTGCTGGGCAAACTTCTGGTGATACCCAAACTAGTGCTCGGTACGCAGGCATTCGGTCCGTGCAGAATGTCAACGAGGGCATCAATCGCTGCATCAGGCGGGGGGGCGATTTGGAACGGTTTGAGCGAATGCGCAACATCGCCGTAAAATTTTGGTCTGTGGTTGAGATGAATGGCCAAAAATACAGACCTAAAGCCAGTGTGTTAAGATCACCAGCTTGGCTCGGGGGCATGGGTGTCTGCCGCTGCGATGGCAAAGACGCCATTTTTGCTGCGAACGAGACGCCTGGCGCCATCAGCCAAAAAGTGACACAGCAGCATGCTCACTTGTCAAAACTCATGTGCTCCGCCGGATACAGTAAGATATCATCTTGGTACGATGGGCATCCACCGGCTAGTGATGATGTGGATTCGGCAATCTTAGTTGGCATATTACCCCCTGCGCTCAAGAACAAGCTAATTGCTTTAGAGCGCCTTAAAACAGTCGAGTATTATAGGCAGAAATCACGCACTATCAAACCCCGCATCGTACCCGAATTGCAGAAAGAGTTTTTTGCAATCATGGATAAAGGCATCCGAC